TATGAATCCTATTGTGCAGGCCACGTCATGTGGTTTTTATCAGAAGGCCTTTAAAGATGGTAAGACTGAGCTTTTTGAGGAGTTGCCTCAAGAGGTTGGAGAACCTTTGAGGTATGAGTTTAGCGACGTAGCCTTTAATAGGGTTATGCCAGGTGGTTTGACGTTTGTTGAACGTATGGTTGATAATGAAGTTAGGCTGACTAAGGGTGAGATGCCAGTAACTGTGTGGGTAGCCACTAATAAAGATGAATTGGTCAGTCATGAGAAGGCAAGGATTGGAAAGACGAGAGTTTTTGTTCAGCCAACTCTCGATGTGTCTCTCTTGATACGTCGTCACTTTGGAAGATTCCTTAATGAGTATAAGGCTAGAGCAGGTTTTAATCTGTGCCATGGAATAGGTCAGGATAAGGATAAGTGTTGGGGCGCTTACTTAGATGGATTGATGGAGCTCGGAGATAATGGTTTTGATGTGGATTATGCGAATTATGATGGATCAGTGCCACAGTGTGCTGTCGACGCGTTTATTGCTGTGGTAAATCATGCGTACGGAGGCGTTAGAAATAAGGAAAGGACTGCCCTTATTCAAACTATTATGCAGTCTACTATAATTGTAGGTGATCAAGTGATGGAAAAAGAGATTGGCAATTGTTCGGGGTCACCTATTACGGATGTTTTCAACTCGATTACTAATTGGTACCATGTGTTGGCGTGTTATATGATGTCGAGACCGTTGGTTGGGTTAGCACCCACACTGAAGGAGTTCGACAAGGATGTACGTGCGCTAACGTATGGTGATGATTTAATCGTTGGGGCGCGAGACGAGGTGCTGACATACTTCAATAGAGAGTCTTTCTACCAATATGCTAAAATTTTAGGTATGAGCGTGACTAGTGCTGCGAAAATTGAGAAAATTGTGCCATTTGAAAAGCTTGAAGACTTAACTTTTTTGAAATCACCTTTTGTGAAGAAGAATAAATATGTTGCTGCGCCCTTGCCTAAGAAGGTCATCTATCGTGAAGTCATGTGGCAGAAGAAGCAAAATGATGGGGATATCGGTATCTTTAAGCAGAAAATGGATGCAGCGGTACTGATGATGGCGCATTATGGACAGAAAGACGTTGATGAGTTTGTAGGTCAGTTGCGTGATCAGGGAGTGATAGTTGAATTTGACTTTCGAGAGTGGGAGCGGGAGATGCAAGAGAAACAGGAGTATTATAGTGTCGATGGCCCAGAAAAAGGGGAAAGAATGGACCCGTATTTTTCAATGATTGTGGAAGATGTTGATCCGTTTAATTTTAGTTGTGATTTTGAGGATGGATCATGCCCTGAAGAAGAATAGTCCTTGTTAGTTATTAGAAGTATATTAATGTATTGTGTATATTGTCGTATTGTATAAATGTGAAAATCTATTTAGTAGTTTTGTGCT